ATGGCTTCAGTAACCATAAGTGGCGACTCAGACCAACCACTTCAGCACATCGTTACATGGGCGAAGTAATCGAAATTCCCTATAAGCCAAGGGAACACCAACTAAAGGTTCACGAGTTACTGGAAGGCAAACGCTTTGCAGTGGTTGTTGCACATCGAAGGTTTGGTAAGACTGTTGCAGCACTTAACCACTTAATCCGTGAGGCGGTGCTAAACGAGAAAGAAACACCCAGATACGCTTACATTGCGCCTACTTATGGACAAGCAAAGCGTGTAGCTTGGGACTATCTCGTTAAATACACTACTCCGCTAGGCGGTACTAACAACATCTCAGAGTTACGAGTTGACTTCTGGGGTAGGCGTATTCAGTTATATGGCTCAGACAATCCTGATTCCCTGCGAGGTCAATACTTTGATGGGGTAATCATTGATGAGGTGGGTGACCAGAATCCTAAGATATGGACAGATATTGTTAGACCTGCTCTGACAGACAGAAAAGGATGGTGTCTCTTTATTGGTACACCAAAAGGACACAACCACTTCAAAGAACTGCGAGACAGGGCTGAGAAAGAGGATGGATGGGGCTTGCTAGAGTTCAAAGCCTCAGAGACAGGGGTGGTAGATGACCTAGAACTGAAGGCTGCTAAGAATGAGATGGGCGAGGATAAGTACCGCCAAGAGTTTGAATGTAGCTTTGACGCTGCTGTAGAAGGCTCTTACTATGGGCAAATCCTAAACGAACTAGAAGACAAGAAGCACATGCAAGAGATACCCAGAGAGGAAATCAGTAGAACTTTTACTGCTTGGGACTTGGGAATGGGTGACTCTACGTCTATCTGGGTGGCTCAGTTAGTGGGTACTGAGGTGCGTTTGCTTGACTACTACGAGAATCATGGAGTTGGCTTAGACCACTACGTTAAATGGATTAAGGATAACGATTATCTCAAAGCAGAGCATATCCTTCCGCATGACGTTAGGGTCAGGGAACTTGGAACTGGTAAAAGCCGACTAGAGATGCTTGAGGAATCAGGACTAGAAGTCAAGATTGCACCCAGAATGGGACTAGACGATGGCATCCAAGCAGTAAGAAGGTTGCTGCCAAGGTGCTGGTTTAATGTTCCTAAAGTGCAAACAGGACTGAACTGCCTGAGAAACTACCGCAGAGATTACGATGAGAAGCGTAAGATATTCTATGAAAGACCACTACACGATTGGTCAAGTCATGGCTCTGATTCTTTCCGTTACTTAGCCCTTGGATTGGATGAAGGACATTCAACGTGGTCTAAGCCGATTAACCAAACTCCGAAATGGATTGTCTGATGTATATAACAATGCAGGGTGTAAATCTAGCACCTAAAGTAAAAGAACTTGAAAAGCGTATCGAAATGCTTGAAAATATGGTAAAAGAGTTACAATTGGATAAACCCCGAATGGGTCGCCCTCCAAAGGACAAACATGGAACAGAACGAACTGAAGTCAATACTACAGTCAGAAATTGATGATGCAATTGGCTTTATTGAAAGCGAAACTGTTGAGCAGCGCAAACAGGCTTTGGAGGCGTATCTAAGACAACCTTACGGCAATGAGGTTGAAGGTAAAAGCCAGATTGTCACAGGAGAAGTAGCCGAAGCCATTGATGGTGCGTTACCTAGCTTAGTTCGTATCTTTACAGGCTCAGACAATATCGTAGTCTTTGAGCCACAAGGCCCTCGTGATGAAGCCTCTGCCAAGCAAGCTACTGATTACTGCAATTGGGTTTTCAATCGTGATAACGCTGGTGTATCTATTCTGCATGATTGGTTCAAAGATGCCTTGATGCAGAAGAACGGCATTGTTAAAGCATATTGGGAAGACAAAGAAGACGTTACTAAAGAGCGTTACTTTGACTTGTCTGATGACGAGTTAGCGATGCTGATGAGTGATGAGACTATGGAGATTGTCGAGCAAGATACGACAGAGTTCCCAATTATTGACCCAATGGGTCAGCCAGTTATAGACCCTATGGGTATGCCTGTGATGGCTTCTACTCATAACGTAGTTGTTCAACAAAAGAAAAAGTCAGGCAAGGTAACGATTGAGAACGTACCCCCAGAGGAGTTCTTGATTAGCAAGAAGGCTAGAACTATTGCTGATTCACCATTCGTAGCCCATCGTCAGATGTTAACTCGTAGTGATTTATATGCTATGGGTTTTAATAAAAAGCAAGTTGAAGGCTTGCAGATGGGTGATGCTTTGGCATACACACCAGAGCGTGTGGCTCGTTATGCAGCAGGTGAGCAACCTTACCAAACGCAGACTGATGACCCATCTATGCAAGAGATTGAGGTCTTTGAGTGCTATGTCAAAACTGACGTAGATGGAAAGGGCATTGCTTCATTGGTTCAAGTGTTCTACGCTTCTAATGAGATTCTGCAAGATGAGAAGGGTAAGGAGATGGTTGAGGAAGTGGACTATGTTCCTTTCCACTCAATCTGTCCCATTCCAATTCCGCACAAGTTCTTTGGTAACTCGTTAGCTGACAGAACAGTTGACCTACAGTTAATCAAGACTACTATCACTCGTCAGATGTTGGATAACTTATATCTGACAAACAATGCTCGTGTGGTTGCGGTGGAAGGTCAAGTAAACCTTGATGACTTGCTGACTTCTACTGCTGGTGGTGTTATTCGTGCCAAGTCACAAGGTGCTGTTCAACAGTTAGTTGTTCAGAACGTGGCTAATCAGGCTTTCCCAATGCTTCAGTATCTGGACACAGTACAGTCTAAGCGTACTGGTGTTAGTGATGCTTCACAAGGTTTAGACCCTGCTATCTTGCAGAACGTGACTGCTGCTGCGGTTGCCTCTATGCAACAAGCTGGCGCAGGTAAGATTGAACTGATGGCTCGAATCTTTGCTGAGACAGGTGTTAAGTCTTTGTTCCAAGGCATCTTGCACTTGCTCTGTAAGTATCAGGACAAGGCTCGTATGGTGCGTATGCGTGGTGAGTTCGTAGAGTTTGACCCTAGAACATGGGCTAACCAATACGATGTTTCTATCAACGTAGGTTTGGGTGCTGGAAACCGACAAGAGCAGATGGCTATGTTGTCGATGGTTCTTGCTAAACAAGAGCAGTTGATTGGTCAGTACGGCCCTGCTAACCCTTACGTTTCACCTGCTCAGTATCGTGGCACATTGGGACGCATGGTTGAGATTGCTGGCTTTAAAGATAGTGCTGAGTTCTACAAAGCGATTACGCCAGAGCAAGACCAGATGCTTTCGAATCCTCCTCCACAAGAGCAACAGATGCCTCCAGAGATTCAAGCATTGATGGCTAGGACTCAGGCTGAGATACAAGCCAACCAAGCTAAAGCACAAGCTGACTTGCAGATGCAACAACAACAAATGCAGATTGATATGCAGATGGCACAACAGAAGGCTGCTCTTGAAATGCAATTGATGCGTGAGAAAGAGATGGCTAAGTTGCAATTAGAGCGTGAGAAGCAACAGGCTTACTTTGCATTAAAGCAACAAGAGTTTGAAGCAGAAGCACAATTGAAAGCAATGAAGATTGGTGCTGGCATTACATCCAACGTAGAGATTAGGGGTTAATCATGGCAATTAAAAAAACACCTAATCGTGTTATTGAAGGCGATGACATACAAGAACAGATTGATGCTTTACCTGAGTTAATGTATTTGACTCGCACTAATCCTGATAACCCTGCTATTTGGGAAACTTACAATCCTAAAACTGGTGAGATTATTGACACAGGTGTTTTTGAAGGTGGTGGGGATAGAGGCTTGTTGGCGGCATCTCGTCCTGTTCTTGCTTTGGCAGCTAGTGTTCTTGGTGCGCCTTATTTGAGCAATCTAATTGCAGGTTCTACTGGTCTAACAGGCTCTGCTTTGGCAGGTGCTACAGGTGCAACCATTGCAGGTGGTTCTACTGCTCTTACTGGTGGTAGCGCAGAAGAAACGCTAAAAGCAGCATTGCTTGGTGGTGGTGGTGCGTATGCAGGTAGTGCATTGAATAATTACATTAACTCAATGGATGTACCTGTTAATTTTAATACGATGACCCCAGCGCAGATTGCTGATGCGGCTGAAGCAAACTTTATTAGTGACCTACAAAGAGCAGGTTTGACTAATGCTCAGATTGATGATTTTATTACCAATTCTGGTGGTGTAACCACACCTGTAACTACGCCTGTAGCTACGACACCTGTAGCGGTTTCAACACCAGTTACAAATGGCGGTACTGTTGCTGTAACAGGCTCTACTGTTCCCTCTTTAAATAGCGTGTTAAACACAATAGCCACATTACCAAATGCAGGGACTGTTCAAGTTGCTGCACCAAGAACACCAGAGCAAGTTAACCAAGATATTATCAACTTGGCAAACAGTCAAATTCAATCTAATGTAACAACACCCACAAACTTACAGACACCAGAGCAAGTTATAACTGGTTCAGCCCCAACAACTACACAACAGGTAATTAACGCAATTACTGCTGCTATTCCAACTGTTCCTGCTGTTACTACTACTACTCCTGTTCCCCCAGAAGTACAAATTACAGCACCTAAAACACCAACAACTCCAATAATTCTTCCTCCTGTTACTCCTGTTCCTCCTGTTGTTCCTCCTGTTACTCCAGTAAAGCCTCCTACCACTCCTCCAGTAAAAGAAACTGACCCTATTAAGGTTGCTCAGTTAGCTTTAGCTGCTGCTGGTTTGCTTACTGCGGGTGATGTTTTATCTAATACAGCGACACCAACAGGCTTTGACATTGTTCCTGTTCCAACAGATTGGAAGACTCCTCCTGCAACTGGAGTTGCACCATTTACACCATTGCCTCCTATTGACTTTGGCAATCGTAACTTGCTGATTGGTACTCAATGGGAGAAGTTCCTAGACCCTAACTATGGCAAAGTACCAGAGCCAGTTAAGTATTCACAGCCATCAAACATGAGTTACAACGATTTGATGAGCATCTTGGGTAGCAAGCAAGGTATGCCTTCAGCAAGTAGCCTAAGTATTAACGACATTATTTCTGGGATACAGAATCAGTATGGACAAACACCTACTCGCACAATGGGCTAAAAACCTGTTAAATGATGACTTTTTCAAAGAAGTCATAGATAACTTGAAAAAACAGCAGATTAGTGTAATAATTAACACAAGTGCAGAAGAATCTGATAGGCGTGAAGACGCTTACAGGCACATTAAGTCTATTGAACTGATTACAGGACACCTAGAAGGCTTGGCCTCGGAGACTGTGATTAGAGAGAAGAAGTGGAAAATTCTGTAGCCTAAAAGCTACCCTCCGTCCAGAAGGTTTCTGGCGATTATTGAGATGACAAATGGAAAACACCAACCCACAAGGGAGTGAAAGCCTAAATGTAAA